GCATCTAAAACATTTTTACCATCAACTACAGCATTTGTATCTTCTAGTTCTCTATCAGTAGTATTATATTTAGTAGTAACTTTTTTCTTAGACTTGTTATAGGTGTAAACTGGGTTAGAAGTTACTTCAAATTTATCATCACCTTTAACACCAGCTTCTACTGTATAAATACCTATGTTATTTAATTGTTCCCAAGTCCAAGTACTAAAAATTGCTCTTGGGTGCTTTATGTTATCTATCACTATATTTTTAGGAAACTTAAAAATTTCTTCAATTTTATCATCTTTAATTATCGCCCACATATTTTTCTCCTTGTTATATTATTAGTCTGTTTGAGCAAAGGCAGTAGCATATTTAAAACTTCTCTGCCCCCATGCCATGTAAATATAAGTTCCACCACTTTGATTTAAATAAGTACTTGCTGACCTGATTTTAAATCCCGAACTGGTGAAGTCGATAGGTGCATTCGCTGTATCTTCATACCCATCATCATTCCATCTTACAATAGCATCATTTGGATTAAATGTATGTCTTGCAGAATCCCAAACTCTCCACCCTCCAGTAC